TCATCTACTTGATATGAACCAACAACTTTATCTACTAATTTTTCAATCCACTTAAACATTAAAATGTACTCCCGTCAACTTTGATTACTGTAACTTCGCCTGCACCACTTACGGCAAAATTGTCTGAACTGAATGATGCAACACCAACATTTGAAGTCGATGCTAATTCACCAGCGATTGTTAATGTACTACCCGAAACTGTTGTATTAATACCCTCACCAGCAAGAAACTCTAATGTTCCTTCTAAGGAAACACTTCCTTGTGTAGAACTTTCATCTGTAAAGTATATTGTAGGGTTTGCTAATTTAGCAGTTGTAATTGAACCAGCTAACATAGCGTTAGTAATACCTAATGCTTTAACTCTTAATGCGTCTGAACTAACTTCAATTGAACTTCCGTCAGTATTTACATCTAAAATGTTTCCTGATTTACTTAACGCTGAACCAGCACTAACCTGTCCTGCACCTGAGAATTGTTCAAATGTAATTGCATCTGTACCAATCGTAGGATTGCCGTCATTTGTTGTTACATAACCGTTGTCGCCGTTTACAGTACCTTCTTGTACAAAGAAGAATGAACCACCATTAACCTCTGTACTTTCGTCACCATCTGGTGTTCTAGTTAGTACCCAATTTGTTGAACCTGAGCCAATGTTTGTAACTTTATATAAACCGTTTTGAGCGCCTGTTGATTGGTCTTTAACCATAACTCTATCATTAACTACCATTGTGATACCGTCAATCACTAATGCAGCTTGTGTACTTGAATTTGTTAATGTTGCACCAACACCTGAACTTCCGTTTGAGTATGTTGCTGTTAAGTTAGCAGTTGTACCAACTCTAACTGCATCTTTAATATCTAAACCTTGTGCAACTGTGTCAACATATTTTTTATTTGTTAAAGAGTTATCTGTGAAACCAGCTCTTTCTTCATAGTTACTTGGTACTGTAATTGTACCTGTACCATTTGGTGATATTGTTAAATCACCATTTGTATTTGTAGTTGATATGTCATTGCCATCAACTGTTATATTGTCAACAATTAAAGAAGTTACTCCTGCTATATCTGTACTAGTAGCACCTAGAGCAACTGTAGTAGAACCGAAAGTAACACTATCATTTGCTAAGTTAGCATTTGTGATAGCTGCACTACCTGATAAGTTTGCATTTGTTAATGCTGTGGCAGTTACAGTTACAGTATTGTCTGTAACAGTTTGTACTAAACCGGCACCACCAGCAAATGTTAAAGTTTCTGCCGTATTGTATGTGTCTGTTCCTGTGTCGCCAGCTAAGTTAATAAATTGATTAACAGTATCGAATTCTAAATTACCAGAACCGTCTGTTTTAATAAATTGTCCTGCTGAACCGTCAGCAGTTGGTAGTGTGAATGTAGTTGAGGCACTTAAAGCATTTGCGGATTTTAGACCAACAAAGTTTGTACCGTTATTAGTACCCTCATTAAATTTTATTGTGCCACCGGCTGTAGTTGAATTACCTATAATGAATTGGTCGATTGCTAAGTTATTATCAACAATAAGAGTTGAACTAGCAGTTAATGTACCGTGAGCATGGTCATTTAAATCTGCAAAATATTTACCACCGATTACATCAATCGAACTTGCATCACCGTTACTATCAACAGCGCCTGTACCGATATAAAGTCTATCGCCGCCGTTTGCTTGAGTACCGGTTCCGAATGTTAAACCGAATTCACCTTGTTTTAGTGTACTTGGTGCTGAAGTTGCTGAACTTCTTTTTATCTGAATTACTGTTGCCATTTACTTAAAAACTCCCACAATTGAACACTAGTGTGCCTGTTGTTGTTACTATTTCTGTACGAGCAACAAATTTTGCATCACTCGACCTGTATTGTAGCATTGCACCATCATCCAAAGTTGTAGCATCAACATCGCCCAATAACTTTAATTGAAGAGTTGCGTTTCCGGCCGCCTGAGCGGATGGTAATGTAACTGCCACCTTCTGAGGACCAGACTGTGTATTTGTATTAATCTTAGCTGTAATATCCGGCATAAACTCTCTCTTCTACTGTATATTTATAAAGAAAATAAGTTTAATTATGTAGTAACATTAGGACGGACATTAATAATTCCTTCAATAACTCTCGTTACTGAGGCACCTGTAGTCACTTCTAAATCATATACATATCTTGCTGGTGCGTCTAAGGCTGCCGTTTCCGTTGCTGTTAATGAAAGTGTAACCACACCTGTCGCTGGGTCTGAAGCAATAGTGGTGGTCATTGCTACTCTTGTTCTAGTAGAACTATAACCTTTGGCCATCTTTGCTGAGGCCGTATAACCAGTTAAATCAAATAATGCATCGCCACTGTCTTTTAGTGTGACATCTGAACTAAATGATGCTCCTTGGTCAATCGTTAGATTTGCTATCGCCGCCATCTGTACTCTCTTCTGGTTTCTCTTTTTTTAACAACTCAACAATTTTCTTGTTGTAATGTTCTGTCAATACATCAATCTTTTCAATCTCAACCACATGTCTAGTCCTACCTACTTGAATTTCTTGTCTTACTGTTAAGTAATTTTGCAACTCTGGACTAAATTGCGTTTCATCATACTCTTTTCCATCAATCTTAATCATAAACTCATTCTCCTTACTTATATTTATAACATAAATTCGGCTGTGTACCATTTTTTTATATCTGGTATCATGCCTTTATTTTCATCTAATGGCAACACCTTGTCTATTATAGCATTATAAGTGTCTTTATCAGCACTATACGGCCTAAAATAGGGGTCATTACCATATAATAAATCTTTATCATTTAATAAGTCGGCAAAATCTTCCTTAAAATCATGTGATAGCCACCATGCATAACATATAGCTACCACATAACTTTTAGATGGATATAGCCAACCTACATCTCTCTCTTCGAAATACCTTAATGCGTCTTCGACAACATTTTCTGTCTTCTCTATATTTACCTTAGATAGGTCGTCTTCGTGTACGACATTTAATCTATGATATAATTCTTGTTTTATTTTCCAGTCTTTCATCATACCAATCTAGTAGTCCTTTATAACCATTACAACCATGTGTTAAGTCGGTCACAAATCTATAATGTTCTGTTAGACATCGACCATAATGAGGACACTTTCTACAAATATCACTTATATTTAGTATCGGTTCCTGAAGCGCCCATTCCTCATATTCATTGAAATTATCTAACTCTTTAAAGTATTCGTTGTCATTTAAGTCAAACTCTAAAACTGCAAATTTATTATTAGGTGTAATATAAACATGGTCATCTGAAAAGGCAGAATATAAACCATTTAAACTTTCGATTATTTTACCCTCATTAATAAAATCAAATCTTTTTTCTATAGGATTATCAATCCATTTTTTTACATGTTCTTCAAAGTCTTTGTGTGTTACTGGTTGTTGGTTTGCTTGATTAGTAGAATATGGTTTTATCTCAACACTCTCAATACTAGAACAAGCATTTAACATTGTAATCATCTCTGATACATCTTTTTGTAACACCTTTTCACTTGCAAGAATTAATACGGCTATTGGCACCTCACTTCGAAGCATATTCTGATATACTCTATCAGACTTCTCCCTAGCTTCAAAATCATATGATACTGATAAGTAAAAATCATCTTCAAAAAAGCCCTCATGTAACATAGAGAAATTTGTTATAATATTAATTTTCCCACCATAATATTTTCTTATAACATCTCTAAGTCCATAAAAGTAATCTTTCTTTAAGGCGCCAATCTCCCCTCCGTATAAATCAATCCAGTCAATTTCTCTATGTTCACTGATTTGATTTAATCTCTTGTCTAAATCAACTAAACTAATTCTCTTCTGGTCTTTTAATTGTTCTGGTGTAAGATAACAGAAGTCACAACTAAAATTGCAAAAGTAACTAGGATTAATTGATACAGTTATTGGTTTCATTTGTATATTGTCAAATCTACCGGCATAGCCAATCTCATTTTGCCGTTAAAAGTTTCTACATTGTGGTATAAAAAACTAGGAAATATTAACACATCACCACTAGATGGTGTAAATCTTTCTTTATCAAACATTGATTGAAACTCATCAATATATCCACGATTAGCATTTGTTCGTGGGTCATGCAATATTATATTACCACCATTTTTCTCTTCACATAGTAAATAAAATACAGCACTTAAATGTGAACCTGAATGATTATGTTTAGGCATTGCATAGTTTGTTCCGTAACCTGTAATCCATGCTCGTAAATCATAATCTTTACTTTTTAAACTAATATCATATCTATTAAGATAATTTCGAAAAGATGATACTATAAATCTTTTTAACTCTCCTAGTTTAGGGTCATCTAATATATTGTCACCACTTACATTGGCAGAAACTTTATTGCTATCACCGTAATTTGTAAGTATGTGTTGCGTTATGGTATCTGGTATAGTTGCCTTTGTTAGATACACAGGTGTTGACCACAAATCATTGAAACCTTCTTTAATCATTGTATACCTTTATACTTTCATCAACATAAGGAGTTACCTCTTTATCTATACCATTAATCTTTAATATTTCTGGCGCTATAGTTTTCATTGTTTTACAGTGTTGTTCTACAAGACCGTGTTGTTTGTAATCTTTAATTGTTTTACGACAACCATTACATATCTGAAACATAGGACATGTTAAACAGGCCTGTTTCATTTGTGATAATCCCATGTCACTTGATAATGGCATAAAGAATTCACCTTTCATCTCTCTGTCAAAGTCAATAGGTTTATCTTTATCGTCACCAAACGCACCACAAGAATAGTAATCACCACCTGGATTAAATGCTCGAATACCACTATCACATGTTCTACTTAGAGGACATGTTGTTTGTTCTCTTCGCAATCTAACTGCCATTTGTTTAGTATTATATTCCCACTCCATCAGTCCAGCATTGTATATCTCTACATAAGATTTGTATATGTCTGCCTTTAAAAATGGTCTCTCTTGGTCGCCACTTGCCATTGCATAATTTACTTTTGCAACTACACCCATTTTCTTTGCTAACTCGACTGTCTTAATGACTGTATGTGCATTTTCTGGTACAATTACTGCGATAAAATCTGGTCTATAACCACAATGTTCTAACATTGCATCTGAACATTTCCAAAAATCTTCTTCTGTAAAATCAGAAAAGTCACCTTTTAATCTGCCGCCACCATACTGAAAAGATGTTGCAATACCAACTCTTTTATGATTAAATAATTCTTTCCATTTTTCAGGTTTCTTATAGAATGGCCATAAGTTTGTAGTTAATGATAAATCTGCCTCATAATTATGTTCCTCTAAATGGTCAATTATTTTCCAATAGTAATTCGGTTCCATCATCAAAGGGTCACCACCATTTACGATGATTGTTTTTGTTTCTGGAAATCTTTTGAGAAATTTATATATGTAATCGTGGTCTAATACATCACTTTTATGTTCTGCGATTTTCGTACTAGAGCAAAATGTACACTTAAAGTTACATCTCTCAGTTGGTTTAATTATTAAGTCCATCTATATAATACCTAAAATTTAATATTCTGTTTTTACCTGATGTGTGTATCATCTTGTAGGTAAATTGTTCACTTTGGTTTATCCAAATCATATCAAATTTATTTGGAAAAACTTGATAAAATTCATCTAATCCTGTTCTCATTTCTATGTAATTCATATTGTCATTTGTACACTCATCTATAAAAATAAAAACATTAGTATTATAACCTTTCTTATGATGAACATGGTCATTATGAAATAACTTTAAGTCTGGTGGAACACCGTTCCACATTTCATACCCTAGAGCTTCAACACTTCTAAAATATTTTTGTACTAAATGTTCTTTGATTATATTTTGAAACTTACGCATCATCTTGGCAGCCTGTGGGTCTATATCAATACCACCACCATTAGTTGCGTTTGTATATTTGTATGTTTCAAACTTTTTAGGTATCATCTCAAGCATACTAGAATATGTAAATCCTAGTTTATAAAAATCATCTATATTAACATCATCAAACATTACTTAATACCTTCAACAAAATATTCAAATGATAATACTCTTCTACGGCCGCCGTTGTGATTAGCCTTATGTTCAAAACCTTTGCCTTGATTTAACCAAACAAAATCACCTGCCATTGGTAAGATAACATGTTCTGAGTTTTTATCTCTAACTTCTATACTGTTATGATGTTCTTTTGCATCATCAAGGTAAACTAAAACATTAGTATTCATATTCTTACCATCTTCCCAATCATTATGCCATTCGGAAGAACCATCATCAACGCCTTCCCACATACCAAAATTTTTATGTTCAAAAGATGTAAATACTTTTGATATCATGTTAACAGCTATTTGGTCTTGTAAAAACTTTAGTGAACTTTCTGCCTGTGTAGGTACACCTGCCTCTTCACCTATATTAGGGTCTTCACAGTTAGGAAAATCATAGTCATAAAATTCTTTTATGCTGTATTTGAATTCACCTACTACGAAACCTTTAGTAAAGAAATCGTTAAAGCTTTGGCTTTGAAAACCCATATCTATCCTCACATTCTAAGTGGTAAGGCGTATCTTTGATATCCTTTACACCACTAAATTTACATAATTCTCTATTAATTTCTCTTACTCTTTCTTTAGTATCTTTTGCATATGGTTCCATTTGTTCAACAACATCTAAGTAGTATTTGTATTTTTCTGCATTGTCAATGTTTTTGTTTGCATAAGATAACATTACATTATAAAATTCAGCACACAAATCC